TTAATTCTTGCATCAACTCTCGCATCTGTATAATAAAGATTACTAGTTCCTTCAGGTACATCATCTGTTGTTTCAATATCTGTATTACTTATAATTTGATTTATAATAGGTGTATCGACTACAATAGAATCGCTAGTTGTGCTTTGTCCCTGATTACCTATTGTAATATCTCCATCAGAGAGATTAATATAATCAGCATTGCCTTCTTTTAAATTTATATCAGCCATTTTTGTTTCCTTAATTAATTAGTTTGTATGCACCAAAATATGTTTTGGATGCACCGCCAGAGAAGTCTTTATCACTTCCTGAGTTTTGATAACCAAATACTTCAACATAATCTGTTGTACCATTTAATTGTATAATCTTAGATACATTGTAGTATTCATTATCTTCATGTCTCTTAGCATGAGTCGCTACAGCAGACCCATTCTTTTTAATTATTAAAGCACTACCATCAAAGTCATCAGAACTATTTATTTGTGTTTGTGCATATACATAATACTTACCTGCTGTTGTTGGTAAAAATCTGAAATCAGTTGCATTATCATAAGATGAACCATCATCAAAATCTTCAGTATCAATTTCTAATTTAGTTTCAGTACCAGATGTTATAGTTTGATCAGCACTTAAATACGCCTCAAACGATGGTGTATTTTTCATATTGTCAGCTAACACAACAGTCTTAGCAGATAAATCTAATGTGTTCGCTAATTGATTAGTACCCACAGCACCAGTTTGAATAGATGTTGTACTTACTGAGTTTGTACCAACATTAGTACTAGCATTAACTGGATTCCAAGCACCACAAGATAAACCTGAAGAGTATGCACCCTTACCAAAACTATTTGTACATTTGACCCAGATATATAAATCTGCTGTTGTAGGTATACCTTGTAAAGCAAAAGTCTCTACAGAATTAGCCGCATAAGTTCCAGCTGGAGCTGTAAATAAACCTGTTAAATATTTTGTACCTGTAACAGTATCAGAATAATAAAACTCAAGCCCTTCAACATTAGCTGAGTTTGGTAATGTTATTGATACATCTACATTAGGTATACTTGCTGAAGTGTTTAAACTATTTAAAGTTAAATTAGTTGCTACACCAAGATTTAAAAACCCTCTACTAGGATTTAATTGTGGTGCATCAGCCTTAGCAGTTAATGTAGCTACAACATAATCGTCAGGATTATATTCTTGAGCTGTTAAATTATAACCTTGTACTCCACCTTGAAGTTCAGTTTCAGATATACTATTAACTTTATATTGAGTACCACTTCTTGAACCATTATCTATAACACCAACATTCCAAGTAGTACTGTCTATACTAGTTATATTTTGTATAACAATATTGTTAGGACTATTCTTAGGTACAAATGAAATATGATTTAATGTAAATATAAATCCACCACCATAATCTCCACCAGTAGTAAATGCAGTATTTAATTCTACTAAACTTACTAATTGGCCTAATTTATTATTTTGATCTAACTCTTCTTTAGTTAAAGTACCACTAGTATCTTCATATTGAGATATGATACAGTCTTTAAAAAATGTAAATAACTGATCAAATGTTGCAACATTATAAGGGAACGTTACAATTGCATCTGTACCATCCATATATTTAACATCTTTAGATTCAGTATTATCTATAAACTTTATTTGACCTTTAGCATTAGCGGGACTAGTACCTTGGTTAGAAGTATTAGTTAAATTAGCATTTAGTTTTCTAGGTGTATCTAAATCATAATAAGTATTATAAACTCTAATTACATCATTAACTTGTAAAGAAACAGCTCTTGTATCTGTTTTAAAAGATATTATTTTAGAGCTTCTAGATTTATTCATTAACACAGTACCAAGCCTTTGTGCCTCAACATTTGTATTAATAAATTTTAAATCTAAATCTTTAGATAATATAGGTTCATTAAAATATTTATCAGGGTAATCTATAAACACTTGATCATCTTGATACTTCTCACTTTTAGATTTAAACTTTAATGTCATTTCATTTAAATTAGAATTAAATCCGTCTTCAAGTATACTTACATCACCATAGATATTAGTATCATCAAAGTTCATAACAGGACTACCTGTTGTGTCTGATATCATTTGAAACTTACCTAAAGTATAACTAAATATAGATTGTGAGTTACTTACTATATCAGATATATTTAAATCTTTACTATCATTAGTATTTATAAAACCATTACATTGATATCTTTTACTTGTTACTGAATTACCATCAGGGTCATTATGTGTAACTAAGGTATCACAAAATACTTTATGATTATAAAATGTTTCTAAATCTATGTCGCTATCCTCTATTGATAAACCACAACCATATATTTTATTAGTTAAATAATCTAATAAACATTCTGCTGGATTACTAGAATAATATCCTCTTGCGGCCTCACCAACTACATAAGGTAACTTAGCAGTAAACCATTGTTGGTGTTCTTGATAAACACCTTGATAAATATTACCATAACTATCTGTACTAGCAGTAGCTTTACGTCTATAGCCATAATTATAAGGGTCACTTGTATAAGCAAAACTAAAATTATTTAATAAATTATCTCTTTTTTGCTCATCAGTACTACCAGTATTAAAATTATAAGTTACAATTGGAAAATAAAATGTACCAGTAACACCTAAATAATCTGTATAAGTATAAATACCCCAAACTCTAAATTGATTACTACCTGTAGATGCATCAGATACACTATAGTTATTTCCCCAATTCTTAATTTTAAGACCATTAATAATTCTATAACCATCATCAGGATAAGATACGCCTGTAGCAGGGTTAGTATAACCTGATGGTTGCCAATAAGTATATGTTGTAGTATTTGAACTATGACTAGATGTATGATGCTCTCCAGGTTCAACAAATACTAATTCAGCACTACCATTAACGCCACTACCATATGCACCACCAGTTCCATTTATGTAAGCTGTTACTGATGCAGGTTGACCAGTATTTGGGTCATCACCTAAATCTACTATTTGTAATGTACCGTTTACATGAACTTTTGTGTGAGAACTACCTATAGCACTACTTGGGAATATCCCTGAAGTAGAATAATATTTTAATTGATTACCTTGAAAATCACTAAAACTTAAATTCCTATCAAATATATCTAAGTTAATTGTATCTCTTAAAGGCTCAGGTCTAGGCGGTGGCCCCGCTAAAGTATTAGCATTAACTATCGTTCTAACTAATTTACCTTGTATTTCAAAACCTAACTTAGATGTTAATCCTGTAACGTTTTCTTCCCTATCATATTTTAATTCAGCGTAAACATATGCAACGTCTGGCATTTGTCTATTCTCTTTATTACCATTCCATTTACCACTAAAAGATTCCATAGGCCCACATCTACCGCCATCAGGAAACTTTATAATTTTTAAATTACCATTTAACCAATCATCAGTGTTAATACCATCAGCATGTAATGCACTTGTTACTGTACCTGTACTATCTAAAGTTAATTTATAATCATCCCAGTAAACATCCCCAATATTATTAATTGGGCCTTCACATAATGCTATTATAAAAGCCATTGTCTGATTATCTTGTGTTATATCTGCATAAACAATACTACCAAATATTTTATCTTCACCGTATACAACAGGAAGTTTATTGGATGGGTCAGCAGGTATTCTCTGTTTAACACCAGGATCTCTTGCAGAACCAGCTCCTCCTCCAGGCAAGTCAGGGCCAAATACTTTTTGTGTTATGTAACTAATAGCTAAAGATAGTGCAAATCTCAATACCGCATTACCAATACCTTTAGTAATTAAACCCCCAACTATAGGTGCTACAGCCGCCATATATTTATCTCCATTCGTAAGTTAATTCTACTGATTTAAAACCTAACTTATCAAACTTTATATTAGTTTTATGATTAGTTAACTTTGCCATTATTACTCTGTCTATTTTATTTTGTTCTCTTTCTTTTTTATAATATTCCTCATACTTTTTAAACATTCTATAAAATGCAGAGCTTTTTCTTCTTTTAGGTTGAACCCATGTTGCAATTGTCACAAGTTCAGTCATTGCTGAAAATATATTAGCATTTTTAAAACCTAATATACCACCAATAATTTCACCATTATCTTCGGCTATTATAATAACACCATTATCAAAACATAAATTACATAATGTTTGATAGTATCTTTTAGTTACAATTAAACCTTTTATTGTAAAATCTGGGAACTCTTTTAGAGCCTCAAATATTTTTTCTACTATATTATCTATATCTTCTTTACTAGCTATCCTAATATTCATTTTATTATCCTTAATCTTCTTTACCAAAATGCGGATTAAACAAAGCCATTGCCGCAACATATTCCATAGACCTATCATTCCCAGAACTTCTTTTAAAAGAACTGTCTGATGTAAATCTACCGTGTGTACTATCTAATATTGTTGATAGTATATTTTTACATTCTAAATTTACTTTTACTTTACCAAACTCTTGATTCTCTTCAGAAACAGAATGAGATTGTATAACACCCTTCCATTTTATATAAGTACCTTCTACAGGGCTAGTCTCATCAAAATCAGCATCTTGATCATTCATCCAACCTTGATAAATAGTTACAATACCACCAACACCATCATATCTTTTTAAAATAGGTATTATAGAATTAGGTAAACCATTTAACTCTACAGTTATCTGATTTGTTTTAACATCTTTAGTTTCTTCAACAGCAGTTAAATTTAATATACCTGTAGCAGGATAAGTTAATTTTGTTTGACCATTATGATATAAATTTAATTTCCTATATGAAGTATTTAAATATAAACTGTGTGTTTCGTTTTCATCAGGTTGAACTACAACAAACTGTACAGGATAACCATTTTCTGAATCAGAATATTGGTTTAACATTGATCTCATTACAACACCTCCGTAAATTCAAATTTACCATATTGATATAAATTCTTATCTTCATCTTTTGGAATAATAGTTACAGCAGGTTTCTTAGTTAACATTAATCTCATATTAACATCAGGCCCCATTAATGCTGGATAAGTACTAGTATAAAACTGAGCCGCACTAGTAACTCTTGCAGAACTTATAAATCCAGTACTTTGAGATAATGAATCGTTTTGATGTCTTGCAATAGTATTATTAGGAGAATAGTCATACCAACCTGTAGTTCCACTAGAAAATGTAGTATCAAAATTAATTGTAGTTGTAGTACCAACAGTTGATACACTTAAAATCTTTTTAGTATAACTAGTACCAGGAAAAACCCATTGTGGTTGTATATATTCACCAGCTGTATAAGTGTGTGTAGCATTTTCAATTTCTATACCATCTGTAATAAGAGCAGAAACGGTATCATTTAAAAATTCATATGCATTGTAATCTGTAGGATTAGGGCCTGTAGGTGTTGTTAATTCAATTGTACAACCCTCATATTCAGCAGACCAACGAGCACTAAATGTTCCTACATGATCTAAATTAGTTTCATTCCAATATTCATTAAAATTACCACTACCAAAAAATGTAAATACAGGTTCAGTTTTTAATATACTAGTAGATGCACTATCATTAAATAAATTATAAACATGATTATAAATATCTTGTGCTGTAGTTAATGTTCTAGATAATGGTATAGTTATATCATTACCATTACTATCTTTAGCTATTGAATTGTCAGCATTTCTAATAGTTATTAAACCATCTTGATAAGGGTTAGTAATTGTACTTAATACTGTTTCATTACTTACACTTTGTCCTGGTTTAGTAGTTGTAGTTAATACTAATCTTACATTAGGAACATTAAAATTAAATGTTAAAGTACCATCAGGATTACCAACACCTGTAACAGCAGTTAATATTTCACCAAGTTTATTATTAGCATCTTGTTCAGCTTGTGTTAATCCGCCTGGAGCATTACCAGCAATAGATGAAGTAATAGTATTTCTAATATCATTAGCTGTATATAAGCCAGATAAAATATGACACACAGCATAAGTACCGTCAGCATATTGATATGGATTACCAGATGTATCTGTAAATGTAATTAAACCTTGACTGTTTGTTCCTGAACCACCAACCCAATCGTATGATACTTGTTCTGATTCATCACCAACACCATTAACTATTTGATAAGTCTGTTGACTACCTACTGATTGGGAACCAGCACTTAATCCTATATTAGAAACTAAAGGTGTAGATAATCTTATCTTACATGTACCAGCAGACGTAGTTGTAAATGTACTAGTAGTTGAACCTAAAGGTTTTGATATTTGATATACTTTAGGACTATTATAAAATTGTATAAAATCACCAACTTTAAAAATATCTTGTGTATTAGGTTTTAAATTAGTTAAAGTAATTTGTCTTAAAGTAGAATAATCATTATTCATTACTTTTATTTCTGTTTGACCAGCACCTAATTCTACAGCTGTTTTAGACATAATATTGTTACCATTATTATTACTAACATTTACATCTAAAAAGAATATACCATCATCGATACTAAATAATTCATTTTCAACTTCATGATATTGTTCTTCTGTAAGAATAGGTAAATTAACATCTAATGAAATAAGACTTGGGCCTAATCTATGTGTTCTAGCATATCCACCAGTAGTTACAGATCTAGCAGAAGATGCTGATCTATTCATTGATATGTCATTAGCATATTTAAAAATTGCACTATCAGCCATTATCTATTTCTCCCTCTAACACCTCTTGTATTAGTTTGATATGATCTATTAGCACCACCAACTTCAGCTTGAGATGATGATATAACAGCTCTTATCTGATCTATAGCTCTCTGATCTACATTACCAGATATATTAATATTAGTTATGTTTGTTGAACCCATTGAATTATCTTTAACTTTATTTCTTGGTACAACCATTTCTCCTGGTGTTAACATCGCAGGTATTCTGTCTGTGTATGGAGCACCGCCTGGAACCATTCCACCTTCAGAGAATTTAAAGAAGTTACTAAAGAAACCTCCGCCTCCTGATGATAGGCCTCCAGTAAATAAACTTGTTATACCACTAAACAATCCGCCTTTTGTTCCTGGAGGGCCTCCGCCTCCTTTAAACAAATTACCTATACCACTAGTTAAAGTTCCTAAGAAATTTTGAGATTTACCAACTAAGGTATCCATTATGTTACCTTGATTTGATACTTCAGCATTTAACTGTCTCTGTTTAATAATCTTTTGATCAGCAATAGTTAAAAATAATTGTTCTACTAATAATTCAGCAGATCTTCTAACCATTGTTTCAGCAATAGATAACGCTACATTTTTAAATGAGTTCTTAGTATTCTCTAATAAAGAGTTACCTTCTTTAATACCATTAACCCATGTATCACCTATGATACCGCCAATCTTTTTAGATTCTATTCCTATTTCAGCTAATCTTTTTCTATACGCTATTACTTGTTTTTGTGTCTCTTCATCAAATAAAACTTTATCTGATGCTGATTTCCTATGAAAGTTTCTGTTAGATAAGTCAGCTCTGTTATTTAATTCAGCTATTCTCTTAGCTTGCTCTTCAGCCGCCGCCTTAGCCTCAGCTTGCATTTCCCTTTGTGGTGATGGTTGACTATAAGATCTTCTCTCTTCTAATTTAGCTTTATACTTGTCAGCCTCTTTAGTTAGAGTAGTGTACTTCATAGCTAATCTGTCAACACCATACTCTTGTTTTCTTAATGCACTATTAATTTGATTAATTCTTTTTACATTATTTTCTGATGTACCAAAACCTATAGCTTCTTTAAATTCATACCAGGCTTTACTAACTTTTAAAACAGCTTTGTACAACATATCTTTAAGTTTTTTAGCTATCTTACCTAGATCTACATCTAATAAAACTAATGCAGGTAAAACTAATTGTATAGCAGTAAGAAAAATACCTAAAGGATTCATCTTCATAGCAATGTTTAAAGCTTTTTGTGAAAGCGTTAAACCTTTAAGACCTTTTGTAGCTCTAAATACTTTTACAGTGAATTTACCTAACTGTGCTACTAAACCACTTATTACACCGCCAACTTTTAAAGCGATATAAACTTTAGTTGCAGTTATAAATAGATCAAAATTATTAATTACAAATCTTATAGCTCTCTCTAAAGATTGAAAACCTCTAGCTAACTTCTCACCTATCAGTTCACCATAAGCCTCAAATAAACTTTGGTTTGCACCTAAATCTTTATTTAAATTAGATATCTGTTCTTTTAACGGGCCAAAAAATGATTTAGACACAATAGATCTAAATTGAAAGTACTTATCTTGTACCATTGAAACTTGTCCAGTAAGTGTGTTAGCAAGTAATTTAGTTGCATTACCAAACTCACCACCTGGGCCAAATACTTCAAAAAATCTTTTTCTAGTTTCCTCAACTGATACTTTAGCACCAGCCTCAAATCCTAACATAGCTCTAACACCACGTTCTCTGAATATATCAGCAGACGCTATACCACCAGCAAACGACCTTTGAATTTGTGTTGCTGTTTGTTGGAAGTCTAGACCAGTAGCCGCCGCAACGTTACCAGTAATCTCCATTATCTTAGATAGCTCATTAGCATCTTCAGAAATAACGGCTAAGTTACCTGAACCTGCCGCAATCTCTTCTAGTGAGAACGGTACTTTAGCCGCAAAAGCCGCTAAACTATCAAAAGCTTTACCACCTTCTTCTACAGAACCAAATAGTAGTTGAAACCTATTTTGTAGTTGCTCTACTTGATTACCTGCACTGAAAGTGTCTTTTACAAATTTACCAACACCAAAAGTTACAGCTCCTAAACCTGCAACAACACCAACTTTAAGAGTTGTACCTAACGCCGCAAAAGCACTAGTAGCTCTAGCCGCACTACGTTTAAGTG